GAGAAGCTTTTATTATAGCGGACTCAAATATTTTCCCTACAGCAGAGCTAAATCACCGAATAGGACAATTAAAATCAGATGACTATTATAAAATTTCCGGAAACACAGGAAATCTTATTTTTACAGATAGTGGGGTAGAATTTGCCCCAGACTTAACACAAGAAGCATTACAGGTTTATCCTTTAAGAGCTGGAGAAGATCGCACAGGTTCTATAATTATATATGAAGATCCTAAAAAAGATGAGGACGGTGTAATACCAAAAGGTCTATATATTATAGGGCATGACCCTTTCGCAGTAGATTCAGATGAGGCCGAATCATTATCTGCAACATATGTTTTAAAAACCTCAAGATACCCACACCTTGGCTATGATCAAATAGTAGCTGCTTATGTAGGGAGGCCTTACGGAGCAAACTCTATGCAGAAAGTAAATGTTATTTTAGAAAAACTATCCATGTATTATGGAAATGCCCCTATTATGTTTGAAAACGATAGGGGTTCTGTATTAGAATACTTTACTAAGCGCAGGAAGTTATATCTACTAGCTGATGAGCCTGGGACTGTAAATACTAAGTCTATAGATAAAAGATATAGAACTTCAAGACTAAAAGGTTCTTCTATGGGTAGTGTTGCGAAAAAACAACAAGGAGAACTTTACACATTCGACTGGCTTCTAGTAGAAAGAGGGGCTAAGCCGGATGGAACAAAAATAAGAAATTTAGATATGATACCTGACCTAGGACTTTTAGAAGAACTAGTACGTTATAATAGAGATGGAAACTTTGATAGGGTTTCAGCATTCTTTCAACTTATGGTAGCTTTAAATGACGATATAACTAGAATAGACGAAGCCTTAAAGTATAAAGCATCTTCGGGTAAATCTAAGCTAGATTTTTTAACTAAAAATAGAAATTTATTCCCTTATGCGGTACGTAAAACAACGCCTTAGCTATAAACAAAAAATAGCTAATGACTACGAGTGGGCTAAAGAAACAATAGATTCTTTAGAAACTCAAGCAGATTCCTATATGGGGGTTAGAGATAGAATTACTATGATGGAGAGGTCTTACGACTTATACGGAAATAACGTAAATCAAGCCGACATAGAAAATGTATTCAACCCTTTAGGTATAAATATAGGACAGCGAAAAGACTTGTTGCACTCTTATAACAAAGCACACAATAAAATTAATACTCTTATAGGTGAAATGCTTAAGAGGCCAACTAACTACAGAAACTATTTAATATCTCCAGAAAGAGCAATAGCTGTAGAAAATGAAAAAGAAAAACTCATGCAGGAGTTTATAGTTGCTCAAATAAATAAAAAGATGGAGATTGAGCAGTTAAATAGCTCTGATTTAGCTGATGAAGAAATGCAGGCAGCTGCTGATGAAATTGAGCAAAAGTATTCTGACGTAATGGGCCCAGAGCAAATTGCGGAACATATTAGCAATGAGTATCTTGAGCCTAGAGAAATTAAAGCTAACTCAATTCTTGAAGATATATCTGTTAGGTATAAAACACAAGAGCTCAAAGCAGACTCTTTTAAACATACTTTACTTTCAGGAGAAGAACATGTTTGGGTAGGAGAACGCAATGGCAGATTAGCTATAGATATTTTAAATCCGATGTTTGTATTTTATCATAAATCTCCAGAAACAAAATATATTCAGGATGGAGATTATGCGGGTATTAAGTATAAAGCTTCTTTAGGAGAAGTATTAGATACTTACAATTTAGATGAAAAGGACATAGAGTATCTTGAGGGTAAATATACTCAAACAAGTACTGGCTCCGGGTTGTCTAATAAGATGAAATACCAGTTTGATAATACTGATTATGATTTAAGAAAACAATTAATTGCTGGAGATACTGCAGATAGGCATAGAGGATCTTACGGGTATTCTTATGAAAATCTAGTAGATGTTATGCATGTAGAATGGCGTAGTATGACTAAGATAGGTATCTTAACTTATTATAATGAAGAAGAGCAACCAGATTCTACTATAGTAGATGAGACCTTTAAATTTGATAAGAAAGATCCTATGATGATAGATATTGAGTGGTTATGGGTAGAAGAGATTTGGGAAGGTACAAAGATAGATGATATTTATGTAGATATGCAACCTATACCTAATCAAACAACAACACTTCATAACGTGCACAATAAAACACTTAGATATCATGGCCTTATTTACGATAATATGAATACGGGTCAAAGTTCTATTATGGATCGTATGAGATCTTTCCAGTATTTGTATTTAATTGTAATACACAACCTTAAGAAGTTAATTGCCGCAGATAAGGGTAAATTAATTATGTTTGATACTACTCAAATAGATAGTGAGTTTGGTACAGAGAAAACTTTGTACTATATGAATGAGCTAAATATGATGCCTTATAATAGTTTAGCTAACGATGAGGGTAATGATACTACCGGACTATCTAGCAGAGGTAGAGCAGCAGAAGCTATAGATAGAAGCCAAACTCAACAAATTAGTAATTATATAGCACTGTTAGAATACTTAGATAATCAAATTGGTGATGTTGCTGGTATTTCTAGATCCAGAGAAGGGCAAGTAGGGCAATACGAAACAGCCACTAATGCGCAGCAATCTATTATTCAGTCTAGTAATATTACTGAAATATTATTTTTTGCACACAATAAGTTGTGGGAGAGAGTATTAGAAAAAGCTGTTAATATAGAAGCTAGTTTAAAGAAGCCTGGGTATCATACTTTGATGTCTAGAAATTCTTTATCTAATGTAAGAACTTTAATTGTAAGAGAAGATGAGTTTGAGAATGCTGATTTTCAGATATTCTTAACTAACTCACCTGAAGATGCTGAAATCTTTAATCAAATTAAGATGTTATATCAGCCACTTCTACAGCATGGAAAAGCTAAGTTTTCTCAGATTATTAAGATGCTTCAGCAGAAGAATTCTACTCAAGAACTAATCAGAGATATAGAAAAGTTTGAGCAAGTAGTAGAAATGCAGCAGCAGCAAGAACAGCAAAATGCTATGGAGCAAACTAGGATGGCTCAAGAAACTCAGATTCAGAAAGAGCAGATGAGGATGCAGCATGAGAAAGAACTTCAGCATATGAAGGATCAAACAGATATAACTGTTGAGAAAATTAGAGCTCTAGGGTTTGCTAAAGACCAAGATATTAATAATAATAATGTTCCAGATGTTTTAGAGATTGAAAGACTTAAACACGAAGTAACTAAATCAAATAGAGAATTAGATATAAAAGAAAAAGAATTAAAGCAAAAAGAAGAAGAATCTAAAAGAAATGCGGAACTTAAGAAGAAGGAGATAGCTCAAAAAAATAAAACTAGTGGATCTAAGTAAGTTTTTACGACAAAATCAACTTACGCGAAAAACTAAAACTCGAAAAGAAAGGGCAAGCTATTCTTCAGTACTTAAGACAAGTAAGCGTATTTTAAAAGCAAAACTACCTATAACAGTTAAGAATTTAAAAAATGGTGAAGAAATAATTATAAGTAATAAGATACAGAAAGATAAAATAATAGAAGAAATGTTTAATTACTATAGGGTAGAAAATGAGTTAATTTACATTTATCCTATATATAAACCGAGTGTTTAAAAAACAAACTTAAATAACAAAAACATTTATTAAATTTGCAAAAATGGATGAAAAACTAGAATTTTTTATTGACGATACTCCTGAAGAAGAAATTGAGTTATCGGAAGAAGAAAAAGCCAAAGCCAAACTAGAAGCTGAACAAGCTGAAGAAGATGGTAACTCAGCAGAAGAAGAGGAAGAAGAACAGGAAACTATAATTAATTCCGAAGAGTCTGCAGAAGATGAAGAATACGTAAAAGGTATTTTTGAGTATCTAAAAGAACAGAAAGTTATTAATACTCCAGAAGACTTTGAATTCAAAGCGACAGAAGAAGGCTTACAAGAGGCTATAGAAAAATCTAAAGAATTAGAAAGAGCATCTTTATACGATTCTCTTTATGATGAAATGCCTGAAGAAGGTAAAAAGTTGGTTGAATACTTTAAGAATGGAGGTACAGACGTAAATGAATTTATCCAGACTTATCAAGAACCTGACTTTGAACAAATATCTGTAGAAGATGAAGAAGTAGCAAAAGCTATACTTTATAATTTATATACAAAGACCACTAGATTTTCTGAGGAAAAAATCCTTAAAGAAATTAAAAGAATAGCAGATGGTGGTCAAATTTTAGAGTCTGCGGAAGAAGCAAGACAAGAGCTAGTCGGTATACAAAAGGACGAAAGGGATGCTCTGAATGCAAAAGCAGCAAAGCAACGAGAAGAAAATGAAAAAAGGTTAAAAGAAGCAAAACAAGAAATTTCCAGTTTGCTAAAAACGAAAGAAGTTTTGGGGGTAGAAATTGAGGACAAAGAGGCTAAAGCTCTTGAAGCGTCTATATTCACTCCTGTAAAGACAGAGGATGGTATCACAACTTCTTTAATGCAAAGGCTTCAAACAGCTCTTTCTAACCCGGAGGAACTATTAATTTTAGCTAAATTAGCTAAAGAAGATTTTAAAATTGATTTTTTAGTACCAAGGGCAAAACAACAGGCTGGAAAGAAATTAAGTAAAGATTTAAAAGCATTACAAGCTAGAAAGCTTAGTAAGCAAAAAAAGGAAAGCCAACACGCCAAACTAGATGCTAGTTCTGGTCCAATAACTTTGGGGTAGGCTAATTTATTATTTATTATTTAATTAAACAAATGAAATGAGTGCAGTAAGTTCACAACTTAAAATTAAACACTATGATGGTTTTACCGGGAATTTCGTAGATTCTCAGTATTTATCTACAGCGTTTGATACTGGATCTCCTCATGTTTTTGACGATATTTTGGTGCAGGTTTATATGGCCCAGAATAGATTTAAGACTATGCCTTTATTGGGCTTAACAAGGGGACAAGGTAACACACGCGAAATTGACATTGATGTGTTTAGGTGGTTTGCTCAAGGTGCGCAAGAAAAATTCATCCGTATTGTAAATAACTTGGAAGCAGGTAATGCTACTCCAGGTATCGGTGGATCTTCTTTCCGTATTGAAGTAGACGAAGATTTCGTAGGAGTTCCAGAAGTCCTGTTAGGCGTACACAATGAGTACCCCCTACAAATTCTATCTGGTCCTGAGCCTGGGACTATAGGCTATGTATATGAAGTAAGAATTCAAGATAATGACACATCTCGTTTTTATCCGCCTGAATTCCTTGAAGTAGGTTCTGCTTTCTGTAAAGCGTGGACAACTACTCCTAACGAATTTAACGATGAGTTTGGTAGTATGTATACTTCTAGCTCTTACCAATTAGAGTCTCAGATCGGATCTTTCGGTCAAGAATTTACAGTAACAGATAAAGCTTTGCGCGAGCATGGACGTATCTCTATCCCTGTAAAAGATTCTAAGGGTAATAAGATGACTACATTTATTCCTGAGTATGAGATGAAGATGTATGAAGAATTAGAGCGTAGTAGGAACCTAGCAGCTATTTATGGCCGTAAGGACAACTACATTCCGCCTAATGCTAAATATGTTAAGAAGAGTGGTCCTGGACTACGCCAGCAATTGGCAGATGGTCATACTCAAGTATATTCTTCTCAGTTAAGCGAAAGCTTCCTGAAAGATTATTTGATGGACATTTTCTTTGCACGTAATGACGAAGGTAACCGTGATGTAGTATTATTTACAGGAACTCAAGGATCTTTAGCATTCCATGAAGCTATGGCTGATGCTGCTAATTCTTTCTTGACTGTAGATACTAATTATATCAAGGATATGGGTGATAGGAATCTATCTTTTGGAGCACAATTTACACACTATAAGGGGCCTGAGGGTATTTCTGTTCGTGTTGTAAAGGTACCTCAATATGATAATATTGCTTATTGCCAAAGAACTCACCCTGATTATCCTAACATGCCGTTGGATTCTTGGAGAATGACTTTTGTAGACTTTGAAAAACCAAGTTCTACAGATATGAGTTCTAACGTAATGTATCTTGAAGTTAAAGATTCTTATTCTCACGGTTATGTTCCTGGAACTGTAGGACCTAATGGACCTATCCAAGGTGGTATGACTGTTAAGAAAATTGCTGGTTATGAGCGTTGGGTACAAGCCTCTGGAGGTATTGTAGTACTTGACACCTCTAAAACTGGTGAACTAATCTATGACGTACAGTAAAATAAAAAAACTAATTCTTGTATAAGCTGGGGTAAAACCCAGCCTTACAAGGTGGTAAATACACGAAAAAAACAAACAAATGTCAAAAGTATTTATTTATACAATACCCAGAAAGTCTGTACAAGGACTTGATGATATAAAAGATCCTAGATCGGATAAAAAACTAACTAAAACAAAACACGGATTGCATACAGGTTATACTTACGGTATTCTATATGACACTAAGTTGGGCAAGAGAAATACTGGCCTATTTGATTTAGTTGATAATCCGCATTATGTGGATCGTAAAGAAGCGGAAGAAAAAGAATACAAACGTAAAATTTCTGAATTAGAAGATCGCCTAGAAAAGGGTGATAATGCTAAGGATAAAAAAGCTTTAAATGATTTATATGACAAATATAGAGAATTTAAAAGTGAACGTAACAGAGCAATTGATTCAGCTAAAAGTAAGTTAAGTACTCAATGGGAATACCTATCAGATAAGCAACAGATTACTCGTCAAGAGTTTCTAGAATTTAAACATGGTAGATCTCCAGGTTATTACACAGCAGAAGCACCTTTGAAAAAGTTGAAAGGAGAACCTGCAACGTATATGGAGTTATACAAAAAAAGACTTAATGATGGTCTTACTGTTTTAGATCTAGCAATACCCGAAGATGAGGTTTTCTATTGGGCTTGTATGGGTTACCATAAGTATATAGCGCCTAGTAAAAAAAGCTGGCTTTCTCACGAAAGACCATTTGCTACGCACTATTTAAGTCTGCAAGAAGAAGATGAGGAACTAGCTATGGCTAGTAAGCGTTTACGTAACAGAGCAATTGCAATGTTAGAAGACGAATCCTTTAATAAAACTCTAAAAGAAGCAGTAGTTAAAGATCTTAACTGGCAAAGAGGAGAAATTTCAGAAGCTCAAGCTTATTCACTACTTAGTGGTAAGATTGAAAATGCTGATTACAAATCTAAGGTTAATGATGCTACTAAGTTTATCGAAGCTTATGAGAAAACTAAAACTGCAGAAGGTAGAGAATACCTTATGTCTTCAGTCTTACTTTCGGATCTTATTTATAACAGGGTTATAACTAATGTTAAAGACACATATACATGGAATACTAAATCCCTTGTAATTGGTCATAATAAAAAAGACGCTATTAATTTCTTGATGGATCCTAATAAAGCTGATCAGGTTAAGATGGTTAAAGGCGAATTAAAAGCTAAATACGTAGTATAATATGGAATTAGAGCAGATGCATTTCACAGTTCGTCAAGCAGTTGACAGATTAGATTCTGAGCAAATGGATGATTTGCATCCTGCTCAAATAGACCATTATCTAAATTTAGCACAAGATTTAGAGGTAGATTATAGGTTGTCTAAATATAACTCAAAACAAGAAGGTTTTGAAGCTTCTTCTAAAAGAATAGAAGATATAAACATTCTATTAGTTAAAAGTCCAACAGACATACAACCAGCTATAACACCTGTAGAAGGATTAGATATATACGGGACTTATTATTATTTTAATCTTTCTAGCTTAGAGCAAGACTATTTGCAATTAACAAATATTAGGGCATGTATCTACAAAAGTGGGTGTCCTGAAAAGTTTATAAACTTAAAGCCTTTACAAGATGATGATCTCAATACAGTTATGTCAGATTACCATCTAAAACCAGATTATGCTTGGGGTATTGGTTATTATAGTATTAACCCCTTTGGGGATGAGCAGAGTCTATTTGCTTACACAGGTGGAGAGTATTCTATCCATAGTTTATACCCTCACTATATAAGAAAGCCTAAGCGCATCTATATAGGAGGTTATAATTCTTTAGATGGTACTACTACCGTAACTAATTGTGAATTAACAAGAATTCACCAACAAATCTGTGATAGGGCCGTAGCTTTGATTAAAGAGCATATTCTTGATCCAAGTGTAAACCTAGCACAACAAATTAAAATTTTTAATGAAAACTAATTTTTTTTTAACTAAACAAATCAAAAATGGCTAACAAAAGACGTTCACTTGAGACTATTCTAGTAGCAAGTGGCAATCAAGCTGTAGTTGCTGATGGGTCTACTGCATTGACTGATGCTTCAGGTAATTGTAACCTGGCTAGTGGTCAACTAGGTATTTTCCATGCTGGTCTAGGTGGTACAAACACAATGGACACAGCTATCAATAGTGGAGATACTATTGTAGAATCACCAGAAATCTACATTGCTATGGGTACTCCAGATGCTGCAAATCCGGGCTTTAAGTCCAACGGTATGATGGGAGTAACTAATTTAAAATCTCATAGGATTGCTGGACGTGAGACAACTACTTGGAAAGGAGCTGCTTACACAGCACCAGTATTACCTTCTTGGGTAATAGGTGCAGATGCAGGTGCTACTGACGCAGTTGGAACACCCCTTAATCTTACTGAGTATTCTGTAAATATTTCCTTCGCAGGACGTAGGCACGATGAAGCTTTTACTATTGGCGCTAGAGATAGTGTAAGAGTAAAATACACAACTCCTGACTACTCTACTTTAGGAACTACTAATCCTTTGGATCACTTTATTCAAAACATGGTAAACGAGATTAATAAAAACTCTCGCCTTATCACTACTAATGGAAGACGCGGTAATAAGCCTATTCTTGCAGTAGCTGTACGTTTTGAAGGTTCTTTCTCAGGTACTGGTGCTTCTATTGGTGATGGTAGTTCTTCTGCACACATGTCAGATTTAACTGGTGGTGTATCTTTCCCAGGAACTTATTATGGTATCTCTACTGATGCTGAGACTGGTTCTGGATTAGACAATTCACAGATGGCTGCAGCTTTTGCTGCACTACGTGATGGTACTGATAATGATGTAGATGCTACTACACAAGTATGTGCTGTAGATCTTGCAACTGCTGGTACTAATGCTAGTGGTGCTAATGGTATTATCCTTATTGGCCTAGACGAGCTAACAGCTTATGAAGATAGAATTCCTGAAGTTAAAACTTACATTAAAGTAGGTCTTGACGGTGGTTTCTTATCTACTGTAGGAGCTTATGATGCTGAAGGTACTGAGGGTGGATGGTCTACTCGTCAGATTAAACTGAAGTGGAATGAATTCTACAATATTCAATTAAATAGTTCTAACCGTCTGTTAGATCCTATTATTAATAACGTTGACATTGACGACTTGCTAACAAGCACAGCTGTTTATGATGTATATGTAATTGCTAGTGGATTTTCAGATATTAAAACTATCTCCCCTTCTGATTTCAGAAAAGGACTTACTTGGATATTTGTGCCAACTACAGGAACAACTACTAAGGCGAATCTAGAAGCAGCTTTGAACGGCTACTTTGGTTCTGCTAATTTACCAACTGTTAACGTTTAAAATATACAATAATGATTAAACAAAATAACTATTTCGTAAAGAAGCAGGTCAAGGTTGAATTTTCTGTAACAGAACATGCAGATTTTGGGGCTGTGGATGCTGGTGAACTTAAAGTAGGTTCATATGGCTTGGGGGTTTATCTCCCAGATAATGCAATTATTACTAATTGTTTCTATGATGTAATAACTACTTTCACTACTGCGGGTGCAGATGCTGGTACTTTATCTCTTGATGCTAATACTGCAGGAGACTTAAAAGCAGCTATCGCTGTTAGTAATGCTAGTAATGTATATGATGCAGGATTACATGCTTGTCTTCCTGGTAATTATGCTCTTGATGGAAATGCTTTAACAGCTATTGCTATGGCAGCAGCTGAGGCTAGTTCATTTATCAAATTAACTGCAGAAAGAGAACTAACAGTTAGGTTAGCTACTCAAGATTTTACTGCTGGTAAGATGATTATTTATCTAGAATACGTAGTATCTGAATAATTTAACGGGAGGGTTTCGGCCCTCCCATTTTTAAAAATATAATTTATGTATAGTAAAATTTATTACGTTGATAAGAGAGTTACAGTAAGCAATTCAGCTTCTGATTTTGCAGATTCGTTAGATTTAAATGATCATATACTTAAAACTGCAGGACAGTCTAGCTTCGTAAATGTTACTACATCTACAAAAGACTTAAAACCTGCAGATAGCGGTAAAACAATTATACTTAATGTAGCTACAGGCTCTGCTTTAACATTGCCTAGTGCTTCTGAGGGATTGGTTTATAGAGTAATTACAGCAACAGATTTAAGTTCTGGTAGTTATACTATTACTGCTAAAGGTGCTGATTTACTTACAGGAGGCATATTATCAGTAGATGATGTTACTCCTGAAGCAGCTGCTATGTTTAAGCCTGATGTTTCTGACGATCTTATTATAACATTTAATGGAACTACTACTGGTGGTGAAATAGGAACTGATATTACAATAACAGCTATATCTAGTGATAGGTGGTATGTATCCGGTACAGTTGCTGCTAACGGAACACTAGCAACTCCATTCTCTTAAATCTAAAAGATGGCATTACAACCAACATTTACTTTAAAACCGAGTTGTAATTACGACCAACTAATCTTTCAAGAAACTACTGGCACATACGATGCTAGTAGTAATCTTGGAGGGTATGGTTCTCCTAATGCAACACTAGCTTCTGTTACAGCAACAAAGCTAGTTATTACTGATGAGTTAAACTCAGTAGTATTTGATGATATAACTACAATCTCTGAATCTGAAACTTTAGGGATAACCTACATTTCTTTAACTGAATTAGAAGTTTCTGGTGTAGATAAATACACCACAGCTTTAACTGATGGCCTTTTTAGTGCAGTTTATACAGTAACTGCTGGGGGCATAGACTACACATATACTGTAAAAATATTAGTATTACCTGATACTTGGTGTAAATTAAATAAGGCTATGATTAAAATGATAGACCCTTCTTGTGGATGCGTAAATGCAGATTTCAAAGACAAGTGGTTAGAAGGTTTTTCTAGGCTTATGGCTTTAGAGGGTGATGCTATTTGTGGGGATTTAACCTATCTTACACAAACACATTCCAAGTTAAATACATTTTTTGATAACTTAAATTGTAATTGCTAATGTCATGTAATACTGGCCCAGGTACTTGTTATTTAGATCTTACTGGTATAGGTCAAGCTGGACCTGCTGGTACAGATGGTAATGACGGTGCAGACGGCACAAAAATATTAATTTCTGATACTACTGTATACACTACTAGTACTTCAGGAACTTGGGAAGATACTCTCTTTACTTACACAATGCCAGCAGGTACACTAGCCACTAATGGTGATGAGGTGATAATGACTGTGTTTGGTACTGGAGGAGATGCTGCAGTAGCTAAATATGATCAAATGAGGTTTAAATTTAATAGTACTGGTATTGAAAATCCAGATAATTATTATAAAGGAGCCCTAACATGTTCATATTATTTCCCTTATAATGCTACCGCAGCTGCTGAATTTAAAATGAAAGTAGTAAGACTAAGTGCTACTTCAGTACGAATCTTTATTTATAAAGAAGCACAAGGTGGAAATTCACGCGTAGATTTATATGCAAGCTCTACTGCTTGTAATAATTTAACAAATTCTACAAATACTTTTGATTATGAGATACAGGGAGCTAATAGTGCTGGCACTGTAACAATATATAATACTTCAATAATTTTAAATAAAGCATAATGACTATAAGAGAACTAAAAACACTTCCGTCACTAACTGCTTCCACTACAATAGATGTAGCTCCTGGTAATAATTTTATATATAGAATAGATTGTGCTTTAGATTTTACTGTTTCTGGTTCATTATCTATAACAGCTAATGGTGCCCCTATAGCAGGTACACGAGTAGAGCTATATGCAGACTTTACAGGAGTAAGTAAATATAATGAATCTTCTGCTTTTTGCAGTTTCTTCGGTACAGTAATTCCTTATGAACTTGCTGTAGGAAGTAGGTTTAAAGCAGTTGCTTTATATGACGGATCCTGGGAAGTATACTTTTCAGCGGATTGGAAGTCAGACAGTACAATAACTACTGGGCATATAGCAGATGATGCTGTAACAACCGTTAAAATACTGGATTTAAATGTTACTACGGCTAAAATTAACGACCTAGCTGTTAGTACTGCTAAGATTGCTAATGATGCAGTTACTACTGCAAAAATAGCTAATAATAATGTTACGTTGGGTAAAATGGAGCAGATGGCTGCTAATGGTTTTATAGGTAATGATAATGGTAGTAATCAAGATCCTCAACACCTAGATTTAACAGAATCAAGAACATTACTTGCACAATCAATAACTTTAACAGGTGACGTAGCTGCTAGTTCTACCCCAGAAACATACTCTAGTGGGAATACAAGCGTATCTACAACACTACAAGATGGTGTTGTTGAAGTTAAACATTTAAGCACAACTGGAGCAAATAACCAAGAAAAATCAATAAGAAATAAGATGCTATACGGCATGGTGTCATTTGATGGTACTAATGGTTATACTTTCTATATAAAAGTTCCTTGGAAATGTAAACTTCTTGATATGACCTGTTATGTAATTACTCCAGTTACGGCTGCTAGTGGTGAAATGGTTGTACAAGATCATAGTGGCTCTGACTTAACTGTACCCTTTTCTGTTACTACAGGAAATACAAGGGGATATCAAGTTAATGTGTCATCATTTAATGCGGGAGGTACGAATGAGTTTACATATGCACAAAGTATTAGAATAACTACTACCTCTAATGCAGCTGATACTGGACTTGTATTTGTGCAACTGGCTGCCCAATTATTAGATCTATAATGACAAACACAGAATTTAATACTATAAAAATAAATCTTTACTGTAAACTAAGTAGTGCTTGGCAGAG